GGGGTACATTGGTTTCGATCCTTTTTTACTTGCTGCTATTATTCCAATCAAAATTTATTCTAATGCTGAGGCTGATAAAAGTAAAATTATTCAAGAAAATCAAAATAAATCTGGTATATATATGTGGAAAAATCTTATTAATGATAAACAGTATATCGGAAGTGGCATTAACTTATCAAAAAGGCTGTCGAATTATTATTCTACTGCTTATATGGAGGATACCTTAAAAAAAACTCGTAGTCATATCTACCGTGCTCTGTTAAAGAATGGTCATGAAAATTTTTCTGTTACAATTCTTGAGTACTGTTCCCCTGATATATGTATAGAAAGAGAAGATTTTTATTTATCTACAGAAAAGCATGAATATAATATTTTAGACAAAGCTGGATCTAGATTAGATAGTAAACATTCAGATGAAACTAAAAAAATAATGTCTGATGCAAAGAAAGGAGAGAAGAATTATAATTATGGTAAAACTCTGCCCGATAAAACTAAAAAAAAAAAAAATCTCTGATACTTGTAAGAAAATTGATAATCCTAGTCGTTTTAAAAAAGGTCAACCAAAAATAGAAGGATCAGGAACGCCCTCTCAACAAATAGAAGTTACTGATATTACAAATAATATTACTACTTCTTATGATTCAATTCGTTCAGCTGCGAGAACCTTAAATATTCATTTTAAAATAATTTCTAAATATATTATACGTAATCAACAGAAGCCTTATAAAGGTCAGTATACTTTCAAAAAGTTATAATTATTAAATAAGCTGTCACTTACTTTTACCTACTTTAAATTCTGCATGACTAAGTGGATAAGTAATAGAAGTTACTGATATTGCAAATAATACTACAATTTCTGACGATTATATTAGTGAAGAATCAGTATAAAGGTCAGCCCTACCTATAAAATATTTTTGGTTACGACCGTCAATGTTGGCTTTCAGTGGTATGGTATTTACTTCTTTTATTTTTCTGCTACGATTCCTGAAATTCTGGTTGCCTTTTATCACTTGCTGCTATTATTCCCTTAAAAACTTATTTTAATGCTGAGGCTGAGAAAGATCAAATTTTATCAGATAATAAAAATAAATCAGGTATTTATATGTGAACAAATTTAACAAATGATAAACGGTATATAGGTAGTGCAATTGACTTGCCCAATAGGCTATCGTTTTATTATTCTTTTCCGGCTATTGAAAATTTACTAAAAAGAAGTAAAAGCCATATATGTAGTGCTCTGTTAAAGTATGGTCATTCTAATTTTTCTCTTACTATTCTTGAATATTGTGAAGTTTCTGATCTTCTAATAAGAGAGAAACATTATTGGGGTATATTTAACCCTGATTACAATATAGCCAAGGAACCTGGTGCTCCATTTTCTGGCCGTAAACACTCTGATGAAACTAAACAAATAATATCTGATGCTAAAAAAATTAATAATCCTGGTCGTTTTAAGATAGGGGAAAATAATCCTAATTATGGAAAAAAAGTCGAAGGAGCAGGAAGGCCCTCTCAACAAATAGAAGTTACTGATATTACAAATAATATTACTACTTCTTATGATTCAATTAGTTCAGCTGCGAGAACCTTAAATATAAATTTTAAAATAATTTCTAAATATATTCTACGTAATCAACAAAAACCTTATAAAGGTCAGTATACTTTCAAAAAGTTATAGTATTAATTTAGCTATTTGTTAGCTTTGCTTAGCGTTAGAAATCGTCCGAGGTAATCGCCCTAAATGGATGTAGGCGTAGCAATAAATAAATCAATTTTAATATGAAAACAATTCTAAAAAACAATTATTTAATGCGTCAATGTTGGCTTTCAGTGGTATGGTATTTACTTCTTTTATTTTTCTGCTACGATTCTTGAAATTCTTGTTGCCTTTTATCACTTGCTGCTATTATTCCCATAAAAACTTATTCTAATGCTGAGGCTAATAAAAATAAAATTCTATCTGATAATAAAAATAAAGCAGGTATTTATATGTGAACAAATTTAAAAAATGGTAAACAGTATATCGGAAGCTCTAATAATTTAAAAATCAGATTTTCTCAATATTTTAATGTTAACTATTTAATAAGAAATCCAACTATGGCAATTTGTTGTGCTCTGATTAAACATAAATATCAGAACTTTTCTCTGATAATTCTTGAATATTGTGAAGTTTCTGAGCTATTAATAAGAGAGAAACATTATTGGGGTATATTAACTCCTGAATACAATATTTCACAGGATCCAACTGCTCCTATGTCTGGACGTAAACATTCAAACAAAACTAAAACAAAAATATCTGATGCTCATATAGGTCTTAAAAAAGGAGAAAATCACCATAATTATGGTCAAACTCTTAGCGATGAAACTCGTAATAAAATTACACTTTCTATGCCAAGTAGTATAAAAATAGAAGTTATTGATAGTAAAAATAATACTACTACTTCTTATGATTCAATTAATGAAGCAGCTCGTGCCTTAAATATCAATAATGCTCGTATTGTTATGTATTTTTCTCGTAATCAAAAAAGCCTTATAAAGGTCAGTATACTTTTAATAAAATATAGTTAATTAGTCAGGAATTTTTTTATATGTTTAATTTATTCTACCAACAATACTAATTGTACATTTCTGTGGATTTTCTTTTTGTTCATTGCTCCGATACTTGTTGACTTGTTGTTCTTATTCCAATCAAAAGTTATTCTATACGATCATACTCCACAAAAAAATACTAAATATTATGATTTCTATAAGTAATGTTAAACGATTCTGGAAACTTTTATAGGTAAAAAGGAAATTATTTCCTGATTTCTGGTTCAAATCCAGAAGAAAGTTATGCTTTATGTTAGTAGCATTCTTTTATTGTTAGTCAATGCGGTCACTTGGAGACGAGTAAGAAATTTATATAATCGGGTAGCTATTCTTATAATCCTATTCTATGGAATTATATGATGTGATAATTTAAATATTGCATTATTAGATACATGAGAAGGGATATATGATGGTTTATTCCATTCAACATCCATAACACATAGTTTTGCCTTATTTCTATGTATAATAAGAGCTATAGTGTTTTTTTCTGTATATTACCCCAGACGTTTAAAAAAATCAATGGGAGCAACGGCAAGGAAAATTTCTTCCTTGTTATTAACCCAATATATAGACAGTTGTTTAGAAATATTTCTAAATAACATAATTAAAATGTGAGAACAATTTAGAATTCTCGAATTTCCCTTTATTATTTTATTAATAGGTGAAATATTTTTAATTTCTAGTAGTGATTTAGTTTTTTCTGAATTATCTACTACAGTGGAGCTACTTTTTACCAGCTATTCTTGGTTACTTGCTGCTTTTGTTCCAATAAAAATATATTCTAATACTGAGGCTGATAAAGATAAAATTCTATCTGAAAATAAAAATAAATCTGGTATTTATATGTGAAAAAATAATATTAATAAAAAGAAATATGTAGGTTCCTCCGAGAATTTAAGAAGAAGATTCAGAGAATATTTTAATATTAATCATTTAATTAGATATAATTGTATGCATATTTGTCGGGCTCTACTTAAACATGAATATTCTAACTTTTCTCTTACTATTCTTGAGTACTGTGAACGAGAGAAGCTATTAATAAGAGAAAAACATTATTGAAATATATTTAATCCTGAGTATAATATTTCACAGGATCCAACTGCTCCAATGTCTGGACGTAACCATTCAGAGGAAAGTAAAACAAAAATATCTGATTCTCTGACAGGAGAGAATAATCCTATGTTTGGAAAAAATCATTCTGATAAAACTAAACAAATCTTATCGGATGCTAATATAGGAGAAAATAATCCTATGTTTGGTAAGACAAAAGAAAATAATCCAATGTTTAATAAACCAAGACCTGAAGGAGCAGGAATGCCCTCTCAAGCAATAGAAGTTACTGATAGTACAAATAATACTACTACTTCTTATAATTCAATGCGTGAAGCTGCTAGAGTCTTAAATATCAATCAATCAAGTATTTTTATGTTTTTAAAAAATAATCAAGTGAAACCTTATAAAGGTAAATATACTTTCAAGAAGATATAGTTAGTTAGCGATTTTTGGTTAGTAATTCGTATTTC